GTCACGCCGGCCTGCGCATCCCGAACCTTTTGCAGCGCGACCCGGGTGGCCTCCCTTTCCTTTTTGAGCTGATTGTTCTCCTTCTGGGTTTCCATCAGCGTCTGGGCGATGCCCTGCGATTCGGCGCCCATCACGGCACGATAGAACTGGTTGCGCGCCGCCGGCGGCATGCCGTCGGTAATCTTGCCCAGCTCCCCCAGCAGGGCCACGTTGCCAAAGGCGCCTGCTTGATAGCTCGCCTCGTCGTGGCTTCGGCTGTTGTACCCCCACATATTGAAGCGGGGGTCCGTTGTCAGGGACCGCACGATGGCGCCAAACTCGTCCTGCAGTGCCGCCTCGTTGAGCCGCTGCGTGTGCTCCTGCTGCAGGGCTTGCATGCCCGCCTTAGCCTGCGTCAGGGTTAGATCGCCGCGGCGCAGCCCCTCGACCAGGATGTTCAGATCTGCGTCGGCGGCCTTGTTGTCCGGCCCCAAGAAGGCGCGCGTCTGGCTAAGCGTCGGCGCCAGCAAGCGCGAATCTCGCTCGAGCTCCGCCTGCCGGATCCGGGCGCCGGCAGCTTTGCGGTAATCATCAATAAGGTCTGGCGCGTTGGCGGCCAGCACGGCCTCGCCCTCTAGCGCCTGGCGGCGCAGCGCCGCCACCGGATCCTCAGCCTGCCGCGGGCCTTGAGTCATGCCTATTTGCCCGGGCTCGGGCGGGCCCTGCGTCGGCGCCTCCGGTGGGCCATATACGGGCGGCGCGTCAGGCAGCCCTTCGGCGCCAGGCCCCTGCAGCAGCTTTCCGTACGCCTCGGCGGCAGCGTCCTGCCGCTGCTTCAGCGCGGCGTCTGCGCGCGCATCTTGGTGCAAGATTTTGCCCCAGCTCATCATGGCGCCGCCAAGGGCCGAGAGCCCTTGGCCCCACCCCAACTCGGAGCCGCCCCAGTCACTCGGTACAGTAATGCCAGGCATGTTTGCGTCGACCCTCTAAAGCCACCCGGAGCCCGCCACGAAGTGGTCCGGGTTGTCTTTTTTGTACTGTTGGTAGGCAGCCATGCTGTCAAAGTGCTTGCCTTTGTCGTTCACGTTGACAGTCTTGTATTTCCACTGCCACTCGAGCTCGTTCGAGGCCGTGCCGCCCAGGTACGCGTCCAACCACGCCTGGCTCATCTCTTCGTTCCACATGCTGGTATCAGAGGGGAACGTGGACGTGCCCGTGCCGGCCGCCATGACATCCTCGCTGTAACCCCACGAGTTGGGGGTCGACAGAATGGTTTGCAGCTTGTCCTTGAACAACGCGTACTGGTTTTGCAGCGCGACCTGCTGCGCCTGCCCTTCGACACCCAGCGCGCTGGCGTAGGCCAGGATCGACGACAGCGTGTTCTGCGTCGTCTGCTGAATAACACCCGTCTTCATTGCGCCGGTCTGGGCCAGGATGTTGGCAACATCTTGCGTCGTGTTGCTGTACACCTGCGCCGCCTGGCCCTGGGCAATGCTGCCGCCGAAGCCTGCCGCCGCCGCCTGCTGGTTCGTCGCTGCCAGCTGCGCTTGCTGCTGCTTGAGTGCCTGGCTGATAGCGCCTTGCTCGACCCCCTGGATCTGCTGCAGGGCCTGCTGCCCGCCTTGCTGCGCGACACCGATAGTTGCGCCCGCCGCCTGGGAGGCCTGGCCATACTTCTGCAGCATGGCCTGGTTCGACTGCTCGATCTGCGGACCAAACTGCCCGGCGGCCTGTAGGCCGAGGAACTGCGTCCACTGGTTGGCCTTTTGCAGCTCATTGAACTGCTGGGCCGACATCTGCGCTTGTGCCTTCGCTCCCTTGGCCGCCCCCTTGCCGGACAGATAGCCACCCACAGCCGTGGCGGTGGCGCCGAGGCCAAACGCAACTGCTCCAAAACTCATGCCTCTTCTCCTAGTTCAGCGGTGAGCTGCCGTAGTTCCTCAGGGGTCGGCCGGTACTCGACGAGGTGCTTCTCGATGCGCTCGAGGTCCCGCTCATCCCCGACTGTATGAACCGTCGTCCAGGTGCAGTCTTCGTGCACATACAGGACGCGCTGGGTGTTGGCTGGCGTGATGCCGCGATGCCCGGCCTCTATCTCGATGCGCCCGGCGTCAGTGACGACCGACGCGCGACCCGTAGCGACAAAGTACGGATGGTCATGCTTGTGCACGCACGTAACGAACAAAGTGCCGGCGGGCATGTGCACGGTGCGCACGTACAGCGAGCCGACAAACTCATGCTCGATGTTTAGGTATTCGTCTACGGCGGCGCGGGTTGCCTTTGCGCCGGGCTGCTCGGCCAGGAAGTCGCGCAGCTCCCACGCTGCCTCCTGCCACTCTGCCCGCGCCAGGGCAGCTTCGCTGCGCGCCTGCAGCCGGCGCTCAACGGCCACAATGCCCGGCGTCATTGCATGTACCCCCGGTCGACCATGTCGTCAACCAGCGCCGACAGCCGATCCAGCAACTCGTTCACCTGGCCCTCAAGGGTCCCAAGCGTGGCTCCGCTTGTTGCGGAGGGCAGGGTCATGCGCTGTAGAGGCGTCAGGGATAGGCGCCCCAGCAGGTCCTCGCGTAGCGGTTCGGACAGCCGGTCCCCCGTAGCCTGCGCCGCGCGCTGCTGGTTTCGCCTTACGCGCACGTCGTCCACGCTGCGCCCCCGTAGAGCCCCAGGTTTACGCGCCATCGTCCCCCTCCCGCGGAGCCGCATGCTCCTGCTCGATGATCTCGGCCTCGATGTAGCTGTACAGGCAGCCGCGCAGGCACAGGATCTTTCCATTGAGGGACCTCACGTGCTGGTGCTCCCAGTCAATATCCCAACGGCCCCCGTCCTCGTCCACGCTGTGATCGTACCACGCCTCGACATCGGGGGTCGCCCAGCCCCACCGGCTCAGGCGCACGTAGCGCGAGGTTTCCTCGCCGCACGCCTCGCAGCGCGCAATCTCGTCCGCCGGATGCCCGTCGCTCATCGGCTGCGCGCCCTCCCCGCGCGGGCCACGCCCATGGTGGCGTCTTCAAGCGACCAGCGCTCGTCGACGTTGTCGTTGCGCAGCGTCATCCAGACCGCTGCTCCAGAGGTGCGGACCGGCAGGTATGCCGAGCGGCCGGCCTCGACACGCCCCGACGCCCATACGCGACCAGGGCGATCGGCCGTATCGCTGGCCTGGAGCTCATAGGCGACCCCGCCCTGGTCGTGCGCGAGCACGATCTGCGGCTGCATAAACCGATACCGGTAGCTTTCTCCGCCGGGAATCAGGGGGCCAATGCGGAGCTCGCTCCGAATGCGTCGGCCGTCGTCCGACTTGGCATCCACGTCGATGTATCGCAGGTGGCCATCTTCGCAGCCAACGAGCACCAGGCGGTCGTCGGGGTCGTCCCCGTCAAACACCGTCAGGGCCGACGGCTGCACGTCGGTTTCAGACCACTCATCCTCGAACCAGCCGCCCGTCTGAGCCTGCCAGAACCATCCGCGGTGCTTCTCTCCCGTGCGGACGTACGGCACCGGCACTACGATCAGCCCCTCGTTGCGGTAGTCCCACGCCATGCGGATCTTGAACAGCGTCAAGTCCACGGCCTGCAGGGTTCGCTCGATACGGTTTAGCGTGAGCCGCTGGATCTGGGCGCCGCCGGCGATCGCAATAACGCCCCCTCTCGAGGTGAAGGCGTACACCTCGCCCGCAGGGCCGCGACACCATGCGTTGCCAAACGCCAGCCCCATCGAGTCCGACAGCGCGTCGATCTCTCCGCCGGCGGCCGGATCCCCTCGCAGGATGTGCATGCTGTGGTCGCCGCCGATGATGGCCAGGTCGTCGTTGAGCGGCACGAAGCTGTTGACCACGTCAGGCGCGCGGCCAACGCCCGCGGCCGTGCCGCGCCACGCCTGCCCAGAGCTAAGGGCCGCCGGATAAATATTCATGCCGTACGGGTTCCCCAGCTCGCTGGCGGTAATCTCGTACGGGTAGTCGGCGGCGCGCGCCAGGATCAGGCGGCCGCGCCAGGCCGTCAGGATGCGGCACCGCTGCGGAGCCTCCCCACCGTCCGTTGGCGCGTAGTCCTTCAGCTCGCCCGTGCGCGGGTTCAGGACGACGATCTTTTCGCCGTCGGTCAGGAACACCTCGCCAAACAGCTGCACGCCTTGAACATACGGCGAGCTCGTCAGCAGGGCACCGGTGCCGCCGGTCACGTCGCTGATGCCGGCCTGGTCCACCAGCTTGACATCCCCGTTGCCCACCACGACCAGGCGGTGGCGGCGCAGTGACGCCGAGTCCTCGAGCACCTGGCGCTGGTCCACCAGGCGGAACTTGGTGACGACGGCGTTCTCGAAGGACGAGCCAGCGTTGCTCGCCACGTACAAGAACTCGGGCGTGTCGATATCGTCGTTGTAGTAGTTGGGGAGCGGCGGTTGCGGCAGGGCCAGGCCGCGGACGAGCTGCTTGCCCCCGGTGAGCTCGGCCCGCGCCAGCTCCTTTCCGCTGTCGTTGGACAGCACAACCACGCGCCGGTTGCTGGAGTCGCTGTCCGTGTCGGTGCGCAGCGCGACGTACGCGTTGCCGCTGACATCGGCCTCGACCGCCAGCGGGTTGGCGGTCAGCGTGTCACCGGAAGCGACCCACGCGCCCTCGGATTCGCCAGCAGAGAACGTGACACCCTTGTCGATCAGAGCTCGCGCAAAGACGCTCGAGTCCTTCTCGCCCTCGCCGGCCGCAATGATACGACCCTTGGGCGCCACAGCCAGGCCGCTACCGACGCCGGGCGCATTCATCGCCCACACCATCGCGCCGTTGGCGCCGCTGTACTTGGCGACACCAGCCCTCGAGCTTTCGGTGGCGTTGCTCTCCCCCGGCTCGAGGCCGATGAAACCGAACCCCTCGCCTACCGGGTAACGCTCGCCGCCGAACGGATGGGCGTCCCACAGCAGGGTTGTCCCGTCCTGCGCCGGGCTGCCCGGGTCGGGCAGAACGTCGCTTGAGCCATAATAGTGCGCCAGCATACCCTCGAGGCGCTCCACGGTCGTGGCCGAGCGCGTGTAGGTCAGGCGCGTGGCCCAATCTCCAGTCCAGCCGGCGGGGTCGAGCGTGCCGCACTGTGCGGCGGCGGCGGGCGCGGTCAGGGTGCTGTTGTCTACCGGCTGCACGGCGCCATACCCGCTGGCCATGCCGGTCACGGTGTCTAGGCCATTCGCCCCGCTGTCGACCGATGCATCCGTCGGGTGCAGCACCGTTGCGTACGCACCAACCTTGCCTCCGAACTGCTCGATATTGGCCAGGCTTGAAATGGCAGACCAGGGCGGGCGGATCGTCGAGCCGTCCTGGTTGTGCATGTGCACGCCGCCAAGGTGCACATAGTTGGCATTGTTGCTATGCCCGTTCAGCGTGAACGGGCCGAAGGGAACTCCATTGACATACGCACAGCAGTGGTTCGTGCGCGCCGGCACGGACGTGGAACCCACCCCTGTCTTGATGCCCTGCGTGCCGCCATGAACAAACGTGAACACGACGAACGGCCGCCCCGACCTGGCCGTTTGGTTGGGGCCATACCCCCATTGCCCGCTGGTGAGCTCGAAGCCAAAGTTGCCCGTGCCCTTTTGCTCGTAGTAGAACGTCAGCTTGTGATTGTGCGTGGCCCCGGAGGACAGCCCGGAGCCGGTCCAGCCAACGTTGTAGAGCAATGCCCACTTGAGTGTGCCATTCGGCGCCGAGGTGTTGTCCCCCGAGCTCATCACGACCTGGGGGGCATTCGAGTCCGGCAGCTCGAGCGCGACAGTAAACGTGTACCCATTCTGCGGCAGGGCCGTTTCGGTCCCGCCGTTGTAGTGGTCCACGTCCCACACAGGGATGACGGGGTTGTACTGTTTGTTGAACGGCGCGACGCTGTTGCCGTCCAGGGGGTACAGGCCGGCACCGTACCCGCCATCCCTATGCCGCTTGAAAGCCGCCGCGTTGATCGCCGTCGACGGCTCTTGCCACAGCGCGTTGCCGGTCACCGGGTTGTTGCCTCCGGTGTACTCGACCTCGGCGGCCTCGGTGCTGTCAAACTCGAGTCCGGCCTTGCTACCGATAGAGTTATATCTCCACTTCGGCGGGCGCAGCGGGTACTCGCCGTCGGCAAAGGTCGTCTGCGTTTCGGTATACGAGACGAAGTGCCGGCGCAGGTTGTTGTCGTACGGCACCAGCGGCGATGCAAGGTCGCTGGTCGGATCGTAGCCCGGGATCTGCTGGGGGAACGCCGGGAAATCGTCAGCCGTTGCCGTCGTGCCTACCCACCTGTGGTCCTCCGTGGCGTCTACCCTGGCCTGGTCGTCAAGGCCCTGGTGCAGATCAGGCACGTAAAACGCGTGCAGTCGCCGGCGGCTTTGGAACTCGTCGTGGATCCAGTAGTCGATGACGCTGGGCCCGTAGCCGGCCGTAACCGCAGGTGCCCGCAGCGACGACTTGGGGAACGTCACATACAGGTCGCCTGTATCGCCCAGGCGCACGCGCGCGGTGGCGTAGGGCGCCGCCTCCTCCCAGGCGGCCAGCGGCAGCGGGGTATACAGCGAGAAGACCGACGCCATGTACCAGGTCTGGTCGGCCTCGACGGCGTCGTACTGGCGGTACAGCAGCGCCAGCACGCCGGCGCGCACGTCGAAGTCGACGATCCGGGAGTTGGCGCTATTGGCCAGGCCAGCATAGGCGTCGCTGACCTCCCACTGTTTGACAAACTGGTCGCTGCCGTCCGGGGCTTCCTCGAGCTGGTACTGGAATACCGTGAATGCCCAGCCCGTGCCGGACGGCTGGTAATAGGTGGCGACGTACACGCGGTCGAACTCGTCGACGACCAGGCGATCCAGAACCGAATGCACGTTGGAGCCAGTGCGCGGAACCGAAACCTGGAACGAGTCGACCAGCTCGCCGGAGCTGTTGTAGCGCGACACCTTGCCTTCGGCCGATAGCGCGTAGACGTTGCCCTGGCGGTCGGTGTCAATCGCAACGCAGGCTACGCCATCCGGGCTGGTGTTGCCCCAGACGACGGGCAGGTTGTCAGCATTCTGGGTGTAGCGGACGCGAGTCTCGTCGTACGCCACAGCCACGACTTCGTCGATCTTGCCGCCCACCACCGGGCCGGCAACATACTCGCTCATGCCCGGGCGCTGCGATAGACGCACGCGGCCCGTCACGCTATCCACGGCGCGTACGTTGAGCGCCTGCTCCGTGGTGCCCTGCGGCTGGTCCGCAGCGGCGGTGACGCGGCTGATGCCGGCCAGGGGCAGCGGCAGCCTCGTGCGGTTCTCAGGCATCAGGGGTTGCTCACGATGCCAGTAAAGCGGTGCGCGCGCACGGGGCTCTGCCCGTCAACAGCGCCGCCCTGGATGTGCCCCAGGTCCGTCTGCAGGCGAGTGTCGTGCGCAATGGCGGCCATCCACTCCGGCCCCATCATCAACGACGCCAGCGCCTGATCTTTCGGGAACGTATCCTCCTCCTCGTAGCCGCGCGCAAAGATACGCACTGCGCGGTGGTAAATGCCCTCACACCAGGCCGGCAGGAACACCGTATCGGTGTCCTGCGCCAGCTCGCGCCAGCCGCGCTCGTAGTAGATAAGCAGGCCCGACGTGACGCTGCTGCGCGGCGTCGGGTAGAGCTCGAGGCGCGGCACCGGGTAGCGGCGCGCGATGGCGTCGGCCGGCGTGGTCGGCGTCACCGGGGCCTCGGGCTCGGTCGAGGTGCCCGTGATATCGGCGTGGTCCCACGACACGGCGCACCAGTAGTAGTACCCCGCCGACTCCAGGCCATTGGCCCGGAGCCGGAGGAGATCCGCGAGGGTCGTCAGCGTGACGCTACCCTCGTATCCCTGGCCGCTGTCGACCGCGTGGATGCTCTGGAAGTCTTCCGGCAGAGCCACGTACGATTGACCAGCGACGAAGGGCAGAGACTCGAGTCCTCCCGCCTGCCAGTTCCATGCTCGCGCAGAGACAAGCCAACGGCCAGCCTCGTTGAGGACACGCCAGGGCGTGACCTCGGTGCTGATGCTGCCGCCGAGCGCATGCTCCGCGACGAGCTTGGAATCAGAGGCGAGGAGGACCATCAGGAGGCCGCGTACAGACCGTGCCCGAAGAGCCCGTCGAAGAGGACCAGGCGAAGCTCGGACTGCCCGTTGGTGAAAGTGCTAGTGTCCTCAAGGAGGGTAGCGGTCACCTTGTGGCCGACGGTGAAGGACCCCGCGAGGTCGAAGAACGCCTTGGCACTGGCGGGCTCAACAAACTCGCCCGCCGTAGCGGAAGCGTCGGTAGAGGCGTTCGAGGTGCCGACCAGAGCCTGGACCACACCACGCAAGCAGACATACCCCTCGGCGTTGTCGTCAATGTCCTCAAGGAGGATCACCTGCGGCGCGTGGGCGTCAAGCGCCGCCGTGTAGACGCCTCGGATGTTCCCGAAGATCGAGCCCTCGACGCCAGGGGTCGCCGTGGTCGTCTCGGCTTGCGACTGAAGGATGTCCATGACTGCGACACTTCCCTTCACAAGGGTGGCACCAGCACGGTTCACGACCCGAGCCTTGACCATCTCGGGATAGGCCCCACCAGCGGGGGCGTTCACTACTCTACTCATGGTTCAGTTCCTCCCTTACGCGTTCTTGGCCGCCGTGACTTCCGTGTTCGGACCCACGATGCCATGGCGGGCACGCGACCGAACGATGTTGTTGTTCCACAGGTCCATCACCTGGACACGCGTGAACGGCTGCGCAGAGGGCATGAACGGCTCCGTCATCTTGCAGTAGTTCTCCGTGTGGGTCACGAACTTCAGGTACTCGGAGTTGATGAAGTAGTACCGGGGGCCGGCCTTGGCTCCACTGTCCGTACCGTTCTCCACCGTTTCGTCCACCGCGTTAGCAGTCGACGCGTACAGCTTCGCCGTGTCGAGGGCGGCGATGTACTCGAGCGGGATGCCGCGGAAGGTCGGCGCGTCGTAGGCCGGGTCCTGACCCGAGGTCTTGCCGATGCCGCGGAAGGTGTCCTGGTTGACACGCAGCGCGTGCTCGTAGTTCACCATGCCTTGCAGCGAGCACCAGATCACGCAGGGCGAGCTGGTCTTGTCGCTGTACTCCGGCTTCTTCGGCAGGCGATCGAAGCGCAGGTTCCAGTACGCCTTGGTGAAGGCGGGGAACAGGCCGGCTGCACCAAGAGCGGTGCTGCTAGCGTCGAAATCGTAACCAGCGCTGGGGCTCTCCGCGCCAGCGCCACCACCGACAGAGTAGGGCTTCCACTTCGAGTTGCCAGTGGCCGTCGGGTCGATGCCCTGAACGGTGGTCCAGGCGGTGCCCGAGGCGTCCACGGTGGAGGGGACCAGGCCGTTCGTGAACTCGTTCACGAAGGCCGGAATCGAGTACGGCTTGCGAGCGCCCGTCGGGGTGCTCGACTCCATCTCGACCGAGTCCGGGCGGGCCCAGAACTCGTCCTCGATACCGTTGCACACACCGGTCCAGAGGTTCTGGTGCTTCTGGTGCATGACCCGCTTGTAGACCGAGGCGCGGTACTTGGCGCCCATCGACTCGACGTTGAGGCCGATGTCCTGCTTGGTCCACGAAACGGACGCCTTCGCAAACGCCCACGGGGCCGTCCACTTGGTGCCCGTCTGGGGCATGTCGTAAGAGAACGCTTCGTTCGGGTTGTAGCGAGAATAGTCGCTAGTTTCCCCGAGGAAGATAATGTCCTCGATCTGGTCGCCGCCCTGGCACATCTCCATCATGGAGCCGGCAGCGCAGATGCGGTTGCCGGTGTAGGTCGTGCGGACGGCTTCGTTGATAAGGTTCTCGGGGCCACGCATCCAAGCGGGACCCGTCGACTGCATGAGGGTGGTGAACTCCTCGAGGGGAGATCCGGCCATTTGTCACCTCCTTGGTGACAGGGCGCGGCTAGAGCTGGCGCAGCTTGCTCACGTCGCGCTCGCCGGCAAAGATCGCTCGCAGGCGGGCATCAACGGACTCATCTGCGCTGCGGGGCTTGCCCGTCGAGCGCTTGCTCGGGATAGGGGGCCTGGCCCCGCGCCTCTTTTCCGCGCGGTTGGTGCTGTTAGTTTGCGAACCAGCCCCCTGCAGGCGAAGCGCGTCCTCGATCAGCGCGTCGAACCGCGCCATCCCCGAAAGGTTGGCGTGGCGGCCGGCGCTGCCGAGCAGCTTGGCTTCGTCCATCAGGGTTCTGATATCGCCCTCGTATCGGCCGTCCGCGAGCTCTTGTGCGCGGCCCTCGAGCTGTGACAGCTCGGTTGCCTGGTGCACCTGGCTCTGGATGGCCTTTGCGACGAAGCCCGCCAACGCCTGGGCGATCTGCTCGGGATCGTCCAGCTCGGCAATGCGCTCGGCAACGGGTCGCGCTTCCAAGGCGAGGTCAGCACCAAACGACGAGTCACTGGATTCACGGCTCGCGCCGGAGTCACCAGATTCGTCAGGTCCCTCGGAAGCCTCCGTACTGTCAAGCCCGAGCTGCCGGCGCAGCTGCGCCCGCTCGGAAAAGGCTGCGTCTACCTCGCGCTGGCGTTCGGCCCTTTCGAGCCCCTGCTGCACGAGGACGCCCCGATCCATCGCGTTGATGGAGTCGGCGCTCCACCCGTCTCGACGGAGGGCCTGCCACGCGGTGTGGTAGTCGTCGTCCGTGTACGAGGGGGTGTCTGAAGCGGCGGATCCTGCCTCGGAGATCTCAGCTTCTTCATACTCAACGTCAATCGGCTCGTCCTCCCCCATGGAGTTGAAGCCGGCGTCGTCGACTAGGTTGTCGGCAAGGAATGCATCAACCTGGGCCTCGTGCGCGTTCGCGTCGGCCTCGGGGATGTCAGGCAGGTCCGCCATGTGCTTATGCATACGCAAGCCAGCGCAACTTGGTCAAGGGTCTAGCCCCGGCGCTGGCGTTTGCGGTTTTGTAGGTCCTCGTTGGTGGGCGCCGCGTCGTACTCGATGACCTCGCCGCCCTGCTGGCCACCGTTCTCCATTGTCTCGCTGTTCTGCACCGCCACGTACTCCTCGACCTGGCGCCGGTTCTCGAACATCGGGACGCCGTCCTTGGTGTAGTGCCGAGCCCCCTTGGCCCAGAGAGGTTGCGACCAGCCGGTGAACTGGATCTCCCGTACGACCGGGCGCACCGGGAGGTCCGGGCGCCGGCGGAGGCGGGTGCCCTCGAGTAGCTCGCCAATGCCCGGCGGCCCATCAGGGCCCTGCATCGACTCAAAGAACACGATGACTTCGCGGTCGTGCTCCTCGTCCCAGAACGTGTACTCCGGCATGGGTCACCCCCCCAGGGTGTTCGGAACCATGGGTGTCGCCCCAGTTTGCGCCTGGGCGCCCAGCTGCGCTCCGACGCTAGCACCCGTAGGCGCCTGCGGCATCTGCGGCGGCGCCTGCGGCGCGGCGGCCGGCATTGGCGCTGGGCCCGTATGGCTGCGCAAGCGCGCCTCCTCGTTCGCGCCTTGCTGGTGGCGGAACTCCATCTGGAGCTGGCGCGCCACGAACTGCTCGAACATGTCTTGGTCCCACAGCTCGTGCAGGCGCGGCAGCCCGAGCGCCTCGCCCTGCCGCCGCACGACCTCTTCCCAGTTGATCCACGGCGCGTTGATGCTGACCTGGGCGCACGTCAACAGCACCTGCTGGCCGGCCTGCGCCTTGGCCAGCTTGGCCTGGTCGCTCTCGTGCTCGGTCGACCTGAGCTCGATACGGAGCTCCAGGTCCTCCCATGCCATGCCCTCCGTCTCGCCGCCCTGGAACATGACGGGCGTCTCGCGTGGCGCTCCGAGCTCCTCAACCGCGCCAGGGCTCATCGGCACCACCATCTCCTCGTCTCGCCACAGATACCACGACATGCCCGCAAACAGGCGCTCGTGGAACTCGAGGAAGCGGCTTTGAACCCAAGCGATGCGGATGTCTCCGGCCTGGCCGGCCAGGGCCGTCTCTGTGGCCGTAGCGCGCCCGGCAGCCACGCCGCGCATCGCGTCCGAGATGCCCAGCATGCGGTCGACCCGGTCCTTCACCAAAGCGTAGTACTGGACGCTCTGTTGATCCGCGCCGCCGAAGGCGGCCTCTACCATCCGGTTGCGCTCGAGGCCCGCCACGTTGTGGACGTGGAGGTGCGGGCTGTTGGCAACCCGCTGGCCGAGGGTGTTGTCGGGGCTGTCGACGAACAGCAGCTTCTTGTAGCTTGCCGCGCTGTCGCCTACGGCCTTGGCATGCTTCTCCTGCTCGCGTAGCTGCCCCTCGGCCGCAACCAGGGGCGCCAAGCCGAAGGGGCTGTCCGGCACGTGGTACGCGCTGCCGACGTAGTACGGGCCCCACGGCGGCCCATAGAAGGGCTCTTCTTTGAGCAGCAGGTACGTGTCGTCGTCGTCGTGCGGACTACTGCCGTAGTAAAACACCGTGCCGTGGTAGCCGGCCTCGGAGCCGGGGTGGTCGCTGTCCTCGTAGCCCTGGACCCACACGGTGGTCAGGCGCACCTGCTTCCGGTCGGGCACATCCCATCGGCCATTGTCGTCGTGCGGGCCCTCCGGGATCGCCTGGATCGTCTCGAGGTCCCACCGGTAACGCTCGTCCGGCTCCTCCTCGTTGTCCTCCTCTGCGCTGCGGACCAGGTCCTCCTTGTCGAGGTAGGTGTCATGGCCCATGTAGCGCACCAGATCCGGCGCAAGAGCCGCGGCATCTTGAAAGAAGTACCGCGAGCTGATGCGGTTGGCCTCCGGCCACTGCGGGTTCAGCTCCGCGTACTCGCCGCCGCCGTAGGGCGACGACGTGCGCGACAGGTGTAGCACGCTATGCGAGAACAGGAAGTCAACGGCGCTCTGCCGCTGCAGCTCCTTGTAGTTGCTGTCCGCGATGATGCGGTTCAGCGCGTGCTTCATGGCAATGGCGACCTGCTCGGACGGGCCGGCGCGCCTCGAGCTCACCGTGACGCTGGGCACCTTGTAGGCCATGCGCCCCATGAGCAACGCCACGTACTCGTAGCGGGTGCCGTCGTTGCTCGTCGGGCTCGGCTCTTCGCCAAGGCCATACTGCGCGCCACCCTCTGCCGAATCCCAGAACGCACCCACGTACGCACGCTTGATGCGGTCGTAGTTGCGCATCTGCCGCTGTGCGGCCGCGCGCGCCGCGGTGATTTCGCGCCGCGCCAGGTCGATATCCTTGAAATCAAGCATTACATGCTCCTGATGGCCGCTACGGCCTCGAGTTTGTCGCGGTGCCCCAGGACATCAGCAAAGCTGCCGGGCACCACAGGTCGCCTTTCGGGCGCCACGGTGAGGTCGCGCTGATAGGCCCAGCGCATAAGGTACATTGCCGCGTCAGCCGCGTGGTTGTGCATCGTGGGGTCTATGCGGTCCCGCAGCGGTTTGTCCTGCACGTTCTCGTCGTACTGCAGCTGCACAAGCTCGTCCGACAGGCAGCATGGCAGTCCCTTGCTGTCGTGCTCCACGTCGCGCCCGGCGCGCAGCGTGTCCTTCAGCAGGTACAGCTTCGAGCCAGACAGGTTTGTCGGGGTCGTGTGCGACGGCAGCAGTAGCGCCTGGAGGTGCGCCAGGTTGGCGTCACGGCCCTTCTCGCAGCGGATGGCGATGCGGTCCTGCTCGCCCTTGCCGAGCTCGCCCAGGTAGCTGTTGAGCATGTAGATCCGGTCTGGCTCGGCGCTGTCGCAGATGATGCGGCGCAGATTGAACTCGCGGTGTAGCGCCAGGAGCTGCTCGGTCCACCACACCGGGTCCCGCCGGCTCTGATACACCTCGGCCAGGAGGTAGGCCACGTTCTCCTTGTCCCAGCCCCACACCTGCGCAGTGCCTGGCACGGCGAATCCCCAGTCGACCCCAGCGGCCGTCCATTGGATCTCGCGCTGCCACGGCGTGCCATCCAGCAGCGTGCGGCGCAGGAAGATGCGCGGCCCGTCGCGCTCGATGCGGGCGTCGAGCACGTGCGTGGCCGGATCGTACATCGGGAAGACGCGGCCGCTGGCGTCGGCCCACTGACCCTCGACGTACTGCGCGTAGCGTTCGCCCGAGAACGAGTTGCGGATCCGGCCCAGGTAGCGCCTGCCGGCCGGCGTCCACTCGCGCTTGGCCGTGTCGTAGAAGGCTGGGTTGTGCCAGTGCCGGCTGCGCAGGCGCTCGAGCTGTCCGGCCGCACCCATCAGGTTGAGCCAGTGCCACGACGGCCCCGGGTTGGTCACTAGCACAATGCGCTCGCGGCCGGCCCCGCTGTTGATGCTGTTGCGCATGCGGCCACTGATGAGCTCGTAATCCTCGCGGGAGAACTCCTTAGCCTCCTCGAGCAGGGCCCTGTCGTATTGCGCCGACAGCACCGCCGTTGGGTGGTTCATGCCGGCCACGACGATGCCGCTCCCGTTCGGATACGTGTAGCGCCGACGGTGGCTCCGCGAGGCCGTCCCCGTGATCGCCGGGTGACCCGCCCCCATGACCTCGTCCTCAAGCGTGACCAGGGTCGACTCGGTCATGTCCACACGGTTCTTGCGGCAGACCAGAGCGCGCGCATTAGGGTGCCGCTCCATTTCCGAATGCAGCCACCAGGCCGCCGCGTACGACTTGCCTGTGCCCACCGGGCCCTCGAGCAGGGCGTCTCGCTCGAGGCTCCATAGGGCGGCATGCACATCGCGGAACAGCGGCTGCGGCACTACGACTGGTTGTACGCGTTGGCCGGCGTGTGAAGCGTCGGCTGCACCAGCACACGACCAACCTGCGTGATCACCTCGCCGGTCGTGAGCTCGACCGCCAACTCCATCTGGTACACCGACCCGCCGGTGGCGTACGGGGTCAAGCTGTACTGGAACACATGCGCGACGTTGTAGCCCTCGGGCCGCGGGTGCCCGTACTGGATCTCGTCGAACACGGCGTCGCTCACCGCCGGGTGATCCTCGCTGACCGGCACGCCGGCAGAGGTGGGGTCAAAGACGTACGCGCGCACAGCCTGGACGGACGCCTGGTTGATGGGTGCTCCGGTGCGGTCGCGCATCAGCGCGTACAGCGCCGGCTGCTGGCCCTCGAAGATCTCGATGCGGGGAATGCCGTCCATGCCGGTGTAGTTGTCGATTGCGCCGCTGCTCCACCACGAACCGACGGTCGAGCTCGAGGTGAGCACAGCGCCCGGCTCTGGGCCCCTGTCGTACGCGTTCTGGAGTAGCGGCAGGAGCATCAGTACGCGATGATGGTGACCTCTAGGTCGGCCGCCTGCGTGGCCGTCACAACGACCGAGTCGATCTGGATGCCGTCCAGGTGCAAGCCGACGAAAGGGTAGGCGGCAACGGCAGTCGCCTGGTCGAACAGCTCGAATGCCGTCAGGGGCGAGCCTCCGTCGGTCTGCGTAATCGCGCACGTCGCGCGGGCGTTAGTCGCCGCGCTATGCACCAAGATGTGCAGCGACTTGGCGTACCCCGTCGTCGTGGCCGCCCCATGGTAGTCGCACGTCAGCGATGCCGTGCTGGAGCTGTTGATGGTGCCCGTGGCCACGACCGCGATGCGGCCCTGGTCCGTGACCGGCAGCGGCGTCGCCAGCGCCACGTCGGTGGCCTCGCCTTCGGTGCCGTACTGCACCTTGACGCGCTGCACCTTCGTGGCCGGCGAGCTACCGGTCAGCAGGTCGGTCGAGATCAGGTCGCCGCCGCTTCCGAGCGACAGCCGCGTGTTATCGGTAGCCATCAGTATTTGCTCTTGCCTTTACCCTTGCCCTTGCCTTTGCCTTTGCCCTTTCCACGTCCGCCACAGCTTGCCATGAGGTTACTCCTTGGTCATGAGATTGCCCCAAAACCCAGTAGGTCAGAGGCGTCCTGGGGCGACAAAGGCTCTCCCACGAGGGCGTCGTAAACGCCCTGCAGCGTCTTCTGTCGCACAGCGTACGACGGGTTGTCGTACAGATTGGTGAGCTCTCCCGGGTCCGCATTCAGGTCGAACAGGAACCAGTCGTCCTCGCCGGCCGACGCGTCATAGGCCCGCATCAGCTTGTAGCCGTCCGCGTCGATGACGCAGCGCTGGATGCGCGTCAGGGCACCCTCAAAGGCCGGCGCCGGCGTAAAGATCTGGTGTAGCGAGTACGAACGCCCCTGGTAGGTGGCGTCAACCAGACCGGGCGCAAACGAAACGGAGTCGACCTTCGCCAGGTTCTCGGCCGTCTCCTCCTGTCGCCATCGCGGCGCGACCAGGTCCAGGATCGTCGCGTACCAATCGGTCGCGTCCGTTAGCGTCGCGCAGTCCTGGCCGCGCATGGCTACCGGGATAGGCTCCCCAAACACGAGCAGGGGCGTCAAAATGCCCTCGTCGTAGACCGTGTTTTTGGCCTGGTCGGGGCTGTGGTACAGGTTGCCGGGGGCCGTGCTCGTGGTGCCGTCTACGGTCGGCGGCAGCACGTTGTACTCGCTGCCCAGGGCGGCGAACTTGTCGTCGACAATGGGCTGCACCGCCACGTCTTGCTCGCCGTTGTCACAATGCAGCACCCAGATCGTGCGCTGCCAGCGCTCTGGGTAGTTGGTCTGCAGCCAGGTGTCCAGCTCGTCGATGTATGCGTCCCAGGACTCGAGCTGCGCCAGGTGGCGGCGCCACACCGCATTGAGCGAACCGTTCGGGCCATACGGGTAGGCCGGATTCGTGGGATCGAAGGGCCGGCTCGCCGCGCCGGTAGCGCTGTAGCCCGGGCCGTAGGTGACGAAGTCGCCGCCCAGATTGTCGTCCACGACGGTATAGCTGACCTTGCCGTCAGCAGATGCGACACCTGGGCACGTCTCGACATACGACAGCGTCGCGGTGCGCGGTGTGTTGCCCCATCCGGGCGTCGCCGTCACGTCCAGGGCCGGCATCGCCTGATGAGGGCTGTTGGTCCACCAGTGCACGACGGCCGGGCGCTCGGGCTCTGCCGCCCACAATGCCGCCAACTCTTCCTTGATCTTGGTCAGCTCCCAGTCCGTCAGGTAATCAGTGCCTGGGTCAAGCGCAGTCGTTGCGCCCCCCGCGTCCACCCGCGTGGCCGAGAAACCCTTGTAGCCTCGCCACGGCTCGGTGCCGCCTGATTGCGGGCCAAGCTCGGTCTTGTACGCGCGGTCAAAGC